ATCTGTCGGCTGCCCTACAAGACAATGTGGGTCGAAACCTCCGGCGGATTCTCCGAGAACACCCGCGATCCCATCGTCGCGCCGATCCCGGCGTCGCAGGGCACGCTGATCGACGGGTTCGACAGTCAGCGCGGCTGCATGACTATCGCGTGGGTGCATGGGCCGACCGCCGAGCATAGAGAATATCAGTGCAACGCGAGTCCGTACGGGCTGTGGTTTGATTTCTCGGAAGACGGCGACGCCATCGCGATGGTGCGAGCCCATCACGCCAAGGTGGTGGCCAATGTTGAAGCCGATCTCACCACCCGGCTTGCCAGTCAGTTGATCCGCATCGTGTGCGAGCGGATCGAGTCGCGGTTCAGCTTGTCGGAAGACCCGGACAGGATTCGCGAATTCATGAGGCGTCACGAAGTGTGGGCGCGCTGGGTCAATGATCCGCATGAGGTCGAGGCATTGCAACGACACAACCGGCACATGAAGGTCGGGCTGTCGCCGCACGGGATCGGCAGCGTATTGGCTGCGCTTGCCATTGGCGCGTCGTTCAACAGCCCGGACGCCTTCGCGAGGATGATGGGCAATTGGGAGCAGGACATCGAGGGCGAGGGGCCGTTCGGCCAATTTTTCTTGACGCTGCTCAACAGCAAGAACTGCATGACGCAAGCGCCGGTGTCGATGGCCAAGCTCAACAAGGCGCGAGCCAAGCGCAGCGGAAACAAACCAGCGCTGCTCGACTACACCACGATCAACCTGACGATGTCGCCCGCGCGCGCGCGTGCTGGCGCGGCGAGCGGCCTGTCGCGCGAGGCGATGCGGCTTCACTTGGTGCGCGGGCACTTCAAGGTCAGGAAGACCGGCGTGTACTGGTGGAACTCGTTCCCGCGTGGCGACGCCAGCAAGCCCGCCCCGGAGCGCCAGCGGTACGAGGTGGCCTGATGGGCAACACACCACAACGTCGTGTCAGGTGGGCCCCAGACCGGACAGCCGTGGCCCGTGGTGCGGCGGCGCGGGCATGGGGTGCCCGGACAGGGGAGCAGCTCGATAAGCTCATGGACGAGGCGGATTTCGTGGCTGGCCGGGCATTGGCGGTGGCGCAGGGGATCGCCAGCCGGATGCCCGGAAGGGGGGTGGCGCGCCGTTCCGGGGTACGTGGGGAGGTCGGCCTGTTTCGGGATGCCCCGGACGGCGCGCCACGGCAGGGTCTAGACCCGAACCAGAAACAAAAAAAGGGCCGCCTTCAGGGGGCGGCCCAAGTCGGGACGTTGACCACAAAAAAATTAGCCGAACGGCAGCCGGTAGGCGCTGTGCCCGGTGACCCCGGCGATCCACAGCACGATGACGATCAGGACGAGTAGGGCGACGATAGCCTGACCGAACTTCATCATCATCGGGTCGATGGTGATGTGGAGCCAATCGCGGAGAACCCAGAGGATCGCATAGGCGATGAACAGGATCACCGCGATGTGCAGCAACAAATATAAAAACGAGATGAGAAGACTCATGTCTCTCTCCTTTGCGGTTCGTCTACCTTTTGCGGCATGGCATCGCCGAGCGGCCTGACCACCTTGTCAGGTCTGCCGTCGTAATTTGCATCGGCGATGTTCTGAAACAGCAGCGCCTCGCTGGCGCGCCTGCGCACGAGACCGGCGAGAACCTTGCCGCCGCCCTTATTCCATTTGTGAAATTCCAGCGCCGCCGACTCAAAGTCACCGGCGTTCACCTTGCGCAGCAACGTCGAGTGCTGCAAAGCACCGGCCCCGCAATTGTAGGTGAAGCTCACCAGCGCATCGAACTGCCACTGCGCCAGCTTCACCTTGACCAGCCGCTTCACCTCGGCCTCGAACACCCGCATGTCCAACAGGAACGCGGCGTCGCATTCCGCCTTCGACCACACCGTGCCCCCGGCGATCTTGTGGCCATGCTCGCTGGTGGTGCCCCAGCCGATGGTCATGACTCCGGCCGGGCACTTGTACGCCGCATAGCGGTCCGGTCCGCACTGCTTCATGCAGCTCTCGAAATGCTTCACGAGGTTCGCGCCTGCGGGGCTCAGCGTCAGGTCTTCGTTGGGCATCGGTTATCCCTTCGTGCCGACTTGCACACCATTGACAAACACCAGCACCTCGCTGTCGCTGGAGCTGATGTTGATATCCACGCGCGGGATGTCCGCCGGTGCGGTCTCCGGCACCTCGGGATCGGGCGGCGGCAGCGACTCCTCCGGAACGTCGCCGACCAGCACGTCGGCAATGGAGTCACAGATCGCTTCGAAATTTTCTTCGTACAGCTCGCAGTCGGCTTCGGAGTCCACGAAGCAGATTTCCAAAAGCACGGCTGGCTCTTCCGTCGCGTTGAGAAATTTCAGGTCGGTCCGCTTCTTGGCACCACGGTTGATGAAATCACCGGCGTCGGCGATGGCGCTCGACAGCATTTGCGCGAGCGTGGACTGCGTGAGGTAAAGCACCTCGACGCCCATCGGCTTCGTGGTCTCGACGTAGGCATTGAAATGTACACTCACGTCGAGTTCGCGTTCTTGCGCGTTGTGCGCGTTGACGATGGCGTTGAGGTTCGCGCCCTGCGAGGTGGAGCTGTTGTCGTGAAACACAAACACCGCAGCGCCGCGCCGCTCCAGCTCCTGCGCCAGATAATCGACCACGCGCCTCGCCTCTTCGACCTCGTCGATCACGCCGCTCGCGCCTGCCACGTGCTTGCCGTGGCCCGAGCTGATGCAAATGCGCATGATGCGCTCCTATTCCGGAGGGAAGTTAATTCCGCCTTCACCGGCTTGGCCGGGAACGAACTCGTCGGGCGCGTCCGGAGCGATGGGGACCAGCGACGGTGCCCTTTGCAGCGCTGGCGGCAGCGGCATGCCGCGCTCCAGAAACCATTGCCGCATGTTGTCCCTCTCCGCCTCCGACATCTCGCCGGGGCGGTTCAGCAGCACCTGCGGCAACGGCGGCGGCGCTGGCGCTGGCTCCGGAAGCTTCTGCTCCTTGCGCCCCCAGCCGACGCCGCCGGGCGGCGGGTTCGGGAATTGCACGTTCATACGCGTGCTGTAGCCGACGCCGCGCTGATAATTATGCTCGGCCTCGACGATGGTGTACGTGCCATCGACGCCGGGACGCGCCTTCTTGATCTCCAGCACGCCGTTGGCCTTGGCGCGCGGATCGCCGTTGATCAGGCACCAGCCGGTGCCGCGACGGCCCTTTGAATCCCGGTTGGAGCCCGTGTTTGCCGCCTCGGCCGCGCCCTTGTCGGCGACCGCGTTGACCAGCTGGTTCACCGCCACGGTGCCGCCGAACGGCGCAGCTTGCGAACCTATCGCCTCTCTCGCCTTTTCCCAGACCGCAGCGTTGATGTCGAAGAAGCGCGCGGCGGCCCCAGCGAACTGCGGACGACCGGCGTACGGCTTGATGCGCCAGCCGATCAGGTTGACGCCCCACACCGCATCCAAAGCTTCCATCGTCGAGCCATCGACGTTGACGCCTTCGCCCTTGCCGACAATTGAAGCGACGCCGTTCGCGATCTTGAGGAAGCCGCCATACTTCTGCGCCAGCGAATTGGCGAAATCCATCGGGCTGCCGTTCATGTGGAAGAAGCTGTCGGTGATCTTCATCATCTCCGGCGAGAGCTTTACGGTGATGCCGGTCCCGGCGAACGCTTCGGTCAGCACCTTCATCAGCGGAATTTTCTCTGCTGTGCCTGACGCGTCGCTCTCCTTGCCCTTGCCCCATGTGTTGATGAAGCCTTCCTTGCCGGTGCCCAGCACGTTGCCGGATGTCGCCTCGATCCAGACCCGGCGACCGCCGCCGCGCCGACCGAAGCCAGACTCCACCGACGACACCACGCCGGAAAAAACCGTCTGCATGCCGGGCCCGCCATAACGCAGCTCGACATCCTCGTGCTTGGTTCGCGAGATCGGACCCTGTCCGCCGATCACGCTGGAGCGGCCCCAGTCGGGAAGGCGCGGGCCCTCTCCGGCCCAGCCCATCGCCACCATCAGCTTGACGCCGTCCGGCGGCAGCTGGAGCTGCGCGTTGCGGTCGTCCAGTTCGAGGTTGCACTGGTCGTGGCCGCCACCCTGCAGCGTGTCGATCACCTGCACCGAAATCAGATACGGATCGAGCCGGTCGGTGACATCCTGTCCATCGACGATGATCTGCACCGCAGCCCGGCGTCGCGGCCCCTGATGCTCAGCCATTGTCGTCCTGCGGTGTCAGCTCCTCGCTGTCGAGGGTGCCCTGTGTCGTGTTGCCTTCCGGCGTCACGCCCCACAGCACGATCTGGTTCTTCTTGATCTCGACGCCGCTCATCACGTCGTAGTCAATCGGGATGCGCACCTGCGTGCCGACCGGCAGAAACGGCGAGTAGCGATGCACCTTGGCGAGGTGCGGGTTGTCGTCCATCAGCCGCTCGATCATCCCCGGCGAGCGCATGCGATAGCGCCGCCACAGGATGATGTCGGCGGTGATGAAGTCCGAGCCGACAGTGACAACGTCATAGGATACGACCGGCATCAGGCACCAACCCCTTCGACAGCACCTGAACTCCAGAGCTGCACGATGCCGTCCGCGCCGTCGTTGGGAACTGGCACTCGCTGAAACGTCGCCTCGAACTCGATCTGCTGACCGATACCGTCGGCGGCGATCAGGCTGTGGCCGCGCTGCAGCGACTCGATGATGAACCAGCCGAAGTGCCAGCCGTCGCCGCGTATCAGAATGTGCGACTGACCGAGCCGCCGCATGTTGTCCAGCACGTCGAGGTGAAACAGGCCGCCCGCCGACGGATGCCCGCCGGTGTGTTCGCGCAGCAAGCGGCCGTCGAAGCCAGCGCTGCCCTGCAGCACCGGCTGCCGGATGCCGCGCTCGCGCATCTTTCGCGCGAAGAAGTGCGGAAAGATCAAACCCTTTACGGTAATAGTCTCGTCGCCCTCGCCCACCCATTCGCGATACATCGCAGCTCCGGCGATCTCCTTCTTCGCCCAGTCCGATGTGGTCGCGTGCGAATACTGGTTGATGTTGAACGGGAAGACCTGAAACTGAATTGGTCCCCACTGGAATAAAACGAAGTTGGCCATCAGCGGACCTCCGCAACGATGGGTTTGAGGCCACGCGCAACGCCGTCGTCCAGAAACTTGTCCCAGTCATCGGCGGGCCCGATGATCGGCCGCCACGAACCGGTGCCCTCCTCATCACTGTCGCCCTTGGCGGAGTGCCTCGCGATGCGCACGCATTCCTCGCGCGTGCCGCGATAGAACTCGACGATCAGGTTGTCGTCGTTGGTCTCGACCCTGTAGGTGACGACCCATTGCTCGGTCATGCTGCCCCCGTTAGTGCATCGCTCCCGCCGGAGGTGCGTTGAGCGCGTCCGCTGCATCTTGCCAGTCAGCATATTCGAGGAGATCAACCAGTAATTTTCTGGTGCGCCGCTGTTGCGTGCCTCGCCTCGGCTCGCCGTACTCGATCATTCTGAAGCGCGGCTGGACCGTGCTTTGATAGTGCCGCTCGTAAGCGCCCTCATCCATCTCTATCGAGAAGGTAAGGCGCAGGCGCATATCACCTTGCTGCAGACCATGCGCCGTTATCATGCTGCTCCAATATCCGAATAGCTGTTCCACCTTGCCTCGCGGACCTCGCGATCCGCCGAGCGCCGCATCGACGTGCGCGCGAACTGCACCTGCGTGTCATTGACCTTGAGATTCAAATTCACGTAGCGCTCATCGCTCTTGGGTGCGCGCCCCGGCGCAGGAGGTGTGCCGCCGGTCTCTGGAGTTGGCGCGGTCGGCTCAGCACCGCTCGGCGGTGTGCCAGCGACAGCCGGTGGGCCAGACGGCGGGCCTGCCGGTGCTGCACCACCCGGTGCGCCAGCCGTCGCGGGCGCGTCTCCGCCGGGCGTCGGAATTTTTGTACCGCGCGCGACAACCTGAGCCCGCCCGTTCTTATCCACGTCGATGCGCAAGCCGCCCGGCGTGCGCTTGTGCATGTCGAGCAAATGCTCGCGATAGGCTGGCCAATCCTTCGGATGAATCGCGAAACAGCCAGCCGAGTACAGCTTGTCGAGTCGTCCTGCCGCCGCGCTGTGAATTTGCACACCAGCGCGCTGCGACGCATAGCGTGGGTCTTTGTAAGTGCCGCCGAGGCCGCCGACCGTGGCAATCGAGCGCGGTTGCTGGCCGGGTAAATGCGGATCGTCGCCCCTGCCCCAGTCGCCAAGCTGTCCTTTGCCACCATACTCTTTCGCGATGTTGATATCGTAAGAGCCCGCAGGTGTCGCACCGCGCGCCGTTCCGCCGGTGCCATACCGATAGGTCTTGCCCTCTAGCTCCATCGTGCCTTGGTAGTGATACGGAATCTTTGATGGGTCCTGCCCCGGAGAAGGACCACCCGACGGGCGCGTGCCCTCGGGAAGCGCTGGCGCACCGCCGGGGGGAAGCGATGCGGTCTGGCCGCCACCGGGCGTCGCCAGCTGCCTTTGATAGCCGGTGACGCCGCTCTGCCAGTGCTTGTTGAGCCCGCCCGGATCGTTCGCAGCGCCGACCGGCGCATAGCTCTTCGCCATCTGGCCGACATCGCCACCGGCCCTATGATAATTTTTGCCAATGGTGCGCCCGGCCGCAGCAATGCCTTCATCGATTGATCCGAACGACTGTCCGGTTTTCCATCCAGTCTTTGGGTCCATCAAGCCTGCGGGGTTGTTTTTATCCCGCAGCATCTTCGACGTGCCCTTGCCCGTCTCGTGCGCCAAGATTCCAGCCATCAGCGACGGCGGCACATTGTTCTTCTGCGCTTCGGCAACGACGGTGTCGTACCTGCCTGCCAGCGGCGTGCCACTGAACATCTTGTCGTAGGCTTCGCGACTCAGATCGCCGCCAGCACCGCCACCAGCCTCTGCGGGCGCGCTCGGCGGAAGAGCCGCTTGGCGGCCCGTGCCGCTGCCGGTCCCCGGCATTGCTCCGGGCGTGCTGCCGCCGTAGCCGGTGCCACTGCCGCCGGGGCCTGCGGTCTGCTGACCGCCGCCGATGCCGCCGGGGCCACCACCACTGCCACCGAGATATCCGCCACCGCTCGGCATGTACGACGCCTTGAGAACGCGAGCGTCGCCGCTGCCGCCGTAGCCCGTGCCGCCAGCCAGCGTGGTATCGCCGCCGCCGCCGGTGATGAACGACGACTTCTTCGGCGCTTCGGACGGTTGCAGGTTTTGAAATTTCTTCGCTTCTTCTGCGTCCCTTTTTTTCTTCTCTTCTTCCTGCTTGAACTTCTCTTGTTCTTTCTTGGCTTCCTCTGGATCGATATTGAGCCGCTGGAGTATATCGCCAAGAGTCATCAACTGCCCAAGGCCGGGGGTCACTCTAAGAACCGACTTTCCTGCTTCCGCCCCCACCCCCTTGGGAAGCATGTCGGACAGCTTCTTCATAAGGCCGATGATTTTCTCAATCGTTTTGGCAATGCCGGACAGTATGGTCGCGAGCGCTTCAATGCCCGCTGTCACACCGATGGTGTCGAGAACAAACCCGATGGACGTGCCCAGCTGAGTGAATGAATTGGTCAACCGCATCACCGAGCGCGCAGGACCCTCGATGACATTCTGGCCTTTCTCCCACATACCTCTGGCTCGGTTGGTCTTCTCGATGGTGGTGCCAAGCTCGCCCCAGACCTCCTTCAGCTTGACGATGACTTTCCGGTCGCGGATTCCAAGAACCTTCATCGCGGCTTCCGGGTCTTGCGATTTGATGAGCCGCTCGATCATCGCGCCGACGACATCACCCTCGCCACCAAGCTCGGCGATCTTCTTCATCTCCTCGTAGAACTTGCCGGGCGCGTAGCCAAGCGCGTCGCCCAGCTGTTCGTTGCCCATGTTGGCGAGCATGTTGCTGAACACCGCCGCCGCCTTGCTGGCGTCACCGGTTGCTTCCTTCATGGCACCAAGGATGGTGATGATGCTGGCGAAGCCCTCCTTGCCCTTGTATCCCCATTCCGAAGCCATCGTGGTCAGCTCCGACAGTCTCGGGCCGACTTGGCTCAGGTCCAGATTAAATTCAGATGCCGCGTGCGACATCGCCTCCATGACGCTGATGGCTTGGTCGGCCGGAATTTTCATGTTGCGCATCACGTCGCCGACGGCGCGACCAGCTGCGCGAAGCTGCATGTTCGACCCTGCAGCAAGCCGCGTCAGGTTCGGCATCAGCTTCTGCGCCACGTCGGGCGCAAGGTTGCCCGCCTCGCGCAGCTCTTCGAAGCCAGCAAGCAGCTCGTCCACGCTGTCGCCGGTAATCGCCCCCAGCCGCTTCATCGAATCGCCGAGCGCATCGATGGCTTTGCGCGACAAACCGGTCTGGTTCTGGATCAGCCGCAGCTTGTTGTCGTAGTCGGCAAAGCCCATGAAGCTGCGACGCAGCACCTCGAACGCTGCAGCGGCTGACAGCGCGCCTGCGGCTGACGTTGCCAGCCCAACCGCCGCGCCAGACAGCGCGGAACCGAACACCCGAGCCGCGCCACCAGCGCCGGTCGCAGCGTTGCCCAGCGCGGTGAGGTTTGATCCCATCACCTTCGCGGCCTGCGCGTTCTGCTGCAGATGTCCCATCATCTGCTTGAACGGCACACCGGTTTGCTCTGCGAATTTCTTGACCTGCGCGATGTTGATCTTGGTGCCGTCTTCGAGGGTCTTGATGCCCTTCTTGGTGTCGGCACCCATCTGCAGGACGTTGCGGCTCACCGACCGCAGCGCCGCTGCGGTGTTGTCCTCCATCGTGAGACGAAGTGTTGCTTCCTGATCGGACATCGGGAATTCCTTACGGCTCTTCGCTCAGGTCAAAGCCTTCGTCGGCCGCCGACGGAAACGGCACGCCCGGACCCTGCAGCGGTTGCTCCGGCGGAGCGCCGCCATTGGTTGCCGGTTGCGGCGCAGCCGCCGGGATCACGCCCGTCGGAACGCGACCGTTGATGATGTCGTCGCGGATGTCCGGCGTGAGCATGGTGAGGAACGATTCCATCACCCGGTCGGCGTCCGGGTAACGCAGCTCGCGGATCACCGCCTCCTCGACATCTGCAAGCTCGACCAGCAAGGCGACCGAGGTTTTCCACGCGCCCTCGTTCCAGCGCAGCGCGTGGCCGAGCCGGAGCGGGGACAACGTGATGCTCTCGATCCTCTTGCCGTTGAAGTCGAACGGGATGAAAAGCTGGATGGTCTTGCCGCCTGTCTTGTTCAGTGTGATCACGTGTGACACCAGATCGTGACGACCAGCTCGCCCCTATCGACGCGCTGATCAATGAACTCGACGTTCGCGATGGGGCCAGCGCCGTCGCGATCCGCAACGACGACGCGCTTCTTTTCATCCTGCTTCTGCAGGAGGTCGATCAGCTCGCGGACTGTCATACGTTAGTCGGGATCGCGAGCAGCTCGACCATGTCGTCGGTCAGCTCACGGTTACCGACGCGCACGCGCGAGGTATAGAAGTCCCACCAGTAGATTTCGGTGGGCTCCTCGTCACGGTGCATCTGCAGCCACAGCTCGTAATGCGTGATGCTTTTGATGCTGAACTCGTGTGACTGCAGGTTGCCTTTGGAGAACGCGGTCGGGTTCACCCGGCCAAGTCGCCCTTCCATGATCGCCGTGGCCTTCAGCGCTTCGGCCGAGCGGCGGTCGCGGATCAAACCGTACGCGGTGAAGCGGTGGAAGAACGGATCGTTGGTGCCGATGAACGTCATCACGTCGGGGTCCCACCCGGCGAGATTGAACGTCGCTTCCATCTTGTTGATATGGGTCGGAATTTCGATAGCGATCATCGCCCCGCCCGGCGCGTGATCGACAAAGTTTTCTTCCAGCGTCGGCAGCTTCAGCTCCTGCAGGATCAGGTGCGTGTTGAAGCCCGGCGCGCGGGAGCCGCGCCAGTCGCCGCAGATCAGGTTGGCGCTTTCCATCACATAGATGGTCTGGTTTTGCATGACCGTTTCCTTGTGCCAGTGGTTTGTCAGGTGAAAAAGTGAGCGGGCGCTTGCAGTCGCCCCGCCAGTTCAAAGCACGTCAGTTCGTGCTGCTCACTTTCCGTTACGAAGTCGCCAGACTGAGCTGGGACGACAGATCGGCGACCATCGCATCGACCGCCTCGCGATAACGCGAAGACTCGATGGTCAGGTGCTTGAGGACCGGCGGCTCCTCCGCCTTGAAGCCGACGGTGAGATGGCCGAGCCTGATCTGCTCCGGTGAATTACCCTCGGTCTTGAAGTTCACCTTGTAACCGAGAATATGCTGGTCGGCATGAAGATCACGCAGGAAGAACTGCATGGTGTTCATGATCGCCTGTATGGTGTGGCCGATGATGTTGTAGCGGCCGAGATAGAAGCGCAGCGCGCGCAGCATGCCTAGGTGGATGTAGTCACGCCCGCGCATCACGTTGTACATTTGCCACAACGGGTCTTCGCCTGCGTTGTCAGTGGAGACAAGCACGAAGCCGCCCGATGCAATTGCAAAGTCGTCGCCGACTTCGCCGCGCACCAGCACACCGATGTTCGCCGCAAGAAGCTCCTGCGCCTCGTTCGCCGAGTCGGTGAGGTTGAAGCCGATGTCGCGGTTCGGCGAGATGATGCCCTGCACCGCTTGGTTCGCCGCGCTGTGGAACGGCGCGCCGGTTTCGTGGTCGCGCCGCACCATGATGCCAGCCATGCGCGGAGCCAGCGGACGGATCACGATGAAGGACGTGGCCGGGTCCATCACGCGGCAGCCGCCCGACAGCGGGATCAGCCGATGCGACTGCATCGTCTCGCGCCAATCGAGATCGTTCTGCATCGACGAGCCAGCCGATTCGACGATCATCATGCCCATCAGCTGGTTGCAGATCGCCGTCGCGCCCGCCACCACCGGGTTGGCTCCGGCGACGATCTCGGCGGTGTAGGTCGCCGTGGTGCCGGTCTCCTCCCACGTAATGGTGAACTCCGCGCCGGTGCCTGCGCCGGTCGAGGTCTCCGGTGCAGTCGCAACCACCGGAGGGTCTTCGGTGCCGACGATGAAGCCGGGGCTGGTGACCGTGGCGGTGAGAACCGATCCGCCAGCGCCGACGGTGGCGACAGTCAGGATCACGTTGTGCGGCAGCATCAGCTGCTCGTTGACCTGATAGCCGATGCCGCCGACCGCGACCGCAGCGGTGTCCGCCTGATGGCCGGGCGGCGGTGCCGTGATGGTCGGCGGCGTGTCGTACCAAGCGCCGGGAATCTCCAGCTCAATAGGCCCGAGCGACCCATCGCTCAGGCCGTAGGCATGGCCCTGCGCCTGCACCGCGTCAGGACCGCCGCCGGAGAACTCCACCGGATAGAGATGCTCCAGCACGTAGCCGGTGCCTGCGGCAGTGCGCTCGATGGCACCGACGCCGTTCGCCATCTGCGACGTGTAGCCCGGCGCGGTCAGGATGCGCGGCGTGAAGCCGAGCTTCGGTGCCGACTTGAGGAACGCCCACATGCCGGTGCCGTTGAGACTGTCGCCAGCGATCTTCGAGATGGTCTGCTGCAGCTTGATCGCCGGATCGGAATCGACACCTTCCGCCGTGCGGACGACAACGATGCGCGCGGCGAACTGGGTCTCGCCGAGCTGATCGTTGATGCCGCGCACCGCGTCCGACAGATAACCAAGCTCGCCGAGCTTCTTAGTCTTGGCTTGGTCGTTCGAATTGATGAACACCGGCGTGTCGAGCGGAAAGATCACCGGGTCGGCGAGCGCGGCTGGCCCGACGATACCAATGGTCGAAAGATCGGCAGCCAGAACCGGCCGCGCGCCTTCGTCCACCTTGCGAATGCTAATACCGAAGATCGGGTCAGCCATTGTGTTTCTCCTGTTGAAGGGGTCAGACCGTGTGAGCGGGGGTTGCGATTTCGAGCTGCTTCACTGTCAGTGCATGCAGCCGGACAGACAGAAGTAACTCCGGCTCAGCGCCAGAGGCCGGGAGCGAAAAGATGCGGATTTCGCGAACGTAGTCGCCGATGTTCTGGTCTTGGATGATCGGCGTGACGATGATGTTGCCGACCGGATTGCACTCCAGCCGCACACCCAGCGTCTGCAGAGCTGCAATCGGCGCAACCGAATGCGCGACAGGCACCTGCGCAGTCTGCCGTCCCTCAAAAAACGCGATGTCCGCCATGTCAGCTCCTGTTGGCTTCCATTTTCTTTCTGAATTTTTCCCAGTCGATGCCCAGCTCCTCGGCCATCATTTGCATCGGCGATGGAGGGGACGGGCGCATCGGCAAGAACTCCTTCTTGTCGAAGTCGAAGCGCTTGTGCCGGAACGTCTCGTGTTCTCCGTCGAGCCCCTGCACCTCGATCAGGCGCATCTCCATCGGACTGGAGGGAAACAGCAGCGTGATGTCGCGCGTCGTCATCAGGACGACCCACTCGCCGAGCGCCGGTGGCTTCAGGAGCGTCATCCAGACGCTGTCTGTTTTGCCGACGTAGGCGTCGCGGAATTGATACCAGTCCACGCCATCGGTCTCGCGCCGCGCGAACATGATGTTCGAAGGCAGCCCCTTCACCGGATAATCCACCGGCTGATAGAGAACCCACTTGCCCTGATTGATGATGTTCATGCGTACCACGCGACGTACCAAGCGCCGTTCCCTGTTGCGAATTGCACCTGACGATAGCGAAGGGCGGTAATGCCGGTGTAATAATAATAATCGAATGAAAAACCGGAGACGACTGATCCATGTGCGGGTTCAGTCATGCCCGCCATGTTGTACCACATCAATTCGACGTCACCGACGTGGACCAACCGGTTGTGTGAGACGCTGCTGTAGTTGTAGCGATAGTTCGCCGCCTCCCACGCGTAGGCGGAGGCGCGGTTGTTGATGTAGTCGTGCATCCATCCGTATTGCGACGACCAGATTTGTCCGTAGACGTTGGTGTACTGAATCCAACTCTGCTGGTGATTAAGAAATCCGATCAGCTGTTGATTACAGTGGATGAACATCGTCCCTTCATTGGTATCCGCCATGTTGATGGTCGGATTTGCCGAAGAAACATTCAGAGCGCCATTGACGATATGCGACCCATTGACCGTGACGGTTCCGTTACTGGTGAGCCCTGACACCGTGACCGGGTTACCCTGCGTACTGATGCTCAGGCAGTTGATGTGCCCGGTCGAAAGACCGCCACCAGCCAGAACGTGTTCGGTGCCGTTGAACGAATGGTAGGCGGTCTTCGCCTGATTCATGTAGATCGTGGACATGGTCGGCTGCGCCGAGCGATACAGCGAAAGATCGCCAACCACATTGAGATCGCCGGTGCCGGTCACCGGACCGGTGAAATTCAAGGCCTTGATCGACACCGCACCGGTCGCGCGGCTCACCGTCAGCGGCGCATCAATCAGCACGCCGGTGTCCGAATAGCGCACCAGACGGAAGTCCGATCCTGCGTTGTTGCCGGATTCCACTGAGGCGTCAGCCATCACCAAGACCCAGCGGCGAACCACGGACGATGAAACTGCTTCGATGGCGCGGCTCTGTAGCGTGCCGGTGGTTTGCAGGATCATCGTCGGGTTGACCATCGCGATGGTCAACGCAGTGTTCAGAATTCCCTGTGCCATCGGACCGAGCAGCAGGTCGTCCACGTAAGCCTTGTTGACCGCGTGGCTGCGCTGGGTGATCGCCGCCGTCAGGATCAACGGGCCCGACATCGTGTCGCCGCCCTTGTTCACGCGCTGGTTAGAATACTCGATCATGCGCGCGCGGGCCCACGCGGTGGTCGCCAGCATGGTGTCGTTTGCGCCGGGCGCTGCTGTGATGCCGGGCTGCAATGCAGTGAACGCAACGATACCGTCCCGACGAATGAAGTTTTCCGCGTCGAGCCCGGCCCCCTCCAGCGCCTCCTGCGACGCCAGCACGTCGTCGCGCATCGCCGCGACTTCGATCTTGTCCGCCGCGACCTGATCGCGCATCGGCCCGACCGCGTCGTGGTACAGCTTGGTAGAGTCCGCCATGCCCGGCGTTGACGAGATCACCCAGTCGGAATGCGGGCCGGGATCGCCGTGCCATGCCGTGATGGTCACCACCAGCTCGCCGTTCTCTTGGTTGTAGCTATCGACGCGGGCGATGGCGTAGTCGTCGATGTTGGCTTCGCGCTCGCAGATCACATAAGGCGACGGTGTGAACGAAGTCCGCTGCGGGCCCTCGTCGAGAACAAAGAACGTCGGCCCCAGCTTCAGCTCGACCAGCGTGGATGACGGGCCGAGCAGAAAGCCCAACCTAGTGACGGCGATGATATTTTCCGTCGCCGGGATCAGAATTTCGTTCATCCGCATCAGCGCAGCAGCGCGGATTTCCTCGGTCAGCTGCTGAACGATATCCTGCTGCGTTTCGATGGTTTGAAAGCGGCCTTCAAGCGAAGGCAGCAGCCGTTTCATATACGGCAACAGCTGCGTGCCCGGCTTCAGCTCGAACTCTTCATCCAGCCGTTTCAGTGCCATGTGATCAGGCCTTGCTCTTCTTCGTCATGCTGGGCTGTGCGTCGGGATCGACCGGAACGTCGCCCATCTCGACCGCGTCGAGAACCGAGCCGCTGATCGCGGTGCAGGCTGTACCAACCATCATGTACAGCTTGCCGGGCGACAACGTGCGGCCAGCATGCATCGCAGGCTTGCCGAGCTGTATCTGATAGACCTTGAGCGGATCGTAGCTCGCGGGTGGCGTACCCTTGGTGCCCGGAAGCTCGGGCGGCGAATCCTCCGATGGAGATGACGGGCCGCCGATCTCGATCCTGCGGTCGTCAATCCACTCGCCCGCCCGCACCTCGCGGCGGCTTCCCTTGCCGTTCGCGGCAGCTGGCGGCGGAGCCGAGAACGAGCGCGCAGGCGCGAGCCTCTCGCGCGCGGCAGCGACCGCGCCCTCATCCATCGGCATGTTGACATTTCGGTTCGGAAATTTATCGGTGGCCATCAGGCCCTCCCTGTTAGATGAAGACGCCAATATCGATGCGCTCGCCGACGAGGTAGCAGGCCAAGACGTTGTCGGTCGTGCCCTCCGCCCTGATCTTGTAGGCAGAGATCGTGGAGCCGCCGAGCGCGGCCAAATCCCACGTGCATCGACGCACCAGTGTCGTCGGATCGTTTGGATCGAGTTCGTCCTCGATCAGGCTTGGCGTACGAACCTCGGTGTAGCCCGCGCCGGTCAACAGCCTTGGGGTGAAGGTATGGTACGGCGCGCCGCGCCACGACTCCAAGAGGAAGTCGCAGTACACCGTGTTGACCGCCGACGGCATGGTGCGCGCTGTCGAGATATGCCTGAAGTCCGAGCGCGGTCGCGAAGTCAGCGTGCGCGAGTTGCTGGCCACGCCGATGCCCGGCATCTCGTCGGTGGTGCCCATCAGCAGGACACGGAACGGCAACAGCGGCGGCAGGTTTATCAGCGGGTTGTCTTCGTAGTAGCCGAGCGCAACCCACTCGCCATTGTGCTGCACCTCGAACATGATCGTGGTGCCCGGCGGCCTCGTCGAGTCGAAGTTCAGATCAATGGCGGCGATGCCGCCGTTCAGCTCCAGCGACAGCAATTGCACGGTGCAGCGGTTGCTTCTGAACTTGGCGAAGTTCAAGCGGAATGCCATGTCCTTTGTCAGGTCGCCGACCGACCAAGCGCCGTCCGTCGATGAGAACAACGAGCCCTGCGCGAACTTGTTGTTATGCACCAGCGATATGAAATGGTTTCCGGGCGTCTGCAGCACGATGCAGTAGCGCGCGCCTTTCGCCAGATAGGTCGGCAAGAACTCGACGCGGGTATGGTTCGGCGGCGTGCGCAGCAAATCGGCTGCGATGGTTGCGCGCGCGATAGCCCGCTGGAAGTCCGGGGCACCGGCCCCGTTGACCTCGCAGATCAGCACATGCACGTCACCTGACGTTGCCACGCGGGTGAAGTACAGATCGACCGACGTGAGCCAGCCACCCTGCGAATTGAGGAAGCTCTGCGAGATCACCGAGCCGTTGAGGCCCTCGATGGTGACGATCTGCCGCCAGTAATAGCTGTCGATGATCTCATCGACCCAGAACTGTGCGAGCCGCAAAACCGTGTGGCTAGGGTTGTCCTGCACGTCGAGAATCTGGAACGTCTCCGCTCCACGGGTCAGGATGTTTCTGATCGGATCGTAGATCAGGTCGGTGTTCGGCGTCATGCCGCCGATACCCCATCCGTTGGCCATCTCTCCCTGAGCAAGCGACGTTTGATAATCTCGACCACTCGGTGCATACCACCACACGCCATTGGCGCACACATAGAACGGCATGCCCCAGCGGATGCGCGTGCGGGTCTTGGTGCAAAGCTCCCATGAGATGGTCTGAAACTGGTACTGCGAAATCGACAGCTCGCTGTCGTTGCCAAGCACCTCCAGCCGCGACACCTGATCGTAGACCGGAAGAATAAAGTTCGCTTGGTTGACGACGTTCGGGTCCATCGGGTTGAGCAGCCCGATCTGCGAGTCGCGCTGCGCCGCGTCGGAAAAGCGGATGCCCTCCTCGACCTTCGCCAAATAATCGACGTGGTTATAATCGCTTTCGTCGTTGGTCAGGAAATGATCCGCGCCCCACGCCGTGTAGTTGTCGGGCAGGTTCAGCGTCTCCTTCACGCGCGCAACGTCGGACGCGATCTTCAACGTGAACTTCATCGACGCGGTGCCGTTGAGGCGGGCGGCAAGCGCAGCAATGTCAGTTGCCAGCGTATCGAGGCGTGACGCAGTGCGCGTGCGCCACGCATCGTTCTCGTTCATCCGGTTGTCGAGATCGCGAACTGTCGGCGCGCGGTTCTCATCGACCATCTGGATCGAAATGATCCCGGTGGAGTCGAGCAGTATCCACGCCACCGCCAAGGTGTTCGACGCGATGGCGGGCTGCTGCGGGTCCGGCCCTTCCGCGCCGACCACGGTCGAGATGTTGGCCCAGCGCCTGCTCTCGGTCGAAACCACACGCGCCACCGTCGCGCGTGTCACCGGATCGGTCAGAAAGGTTCGCGGCTCAGTGTCGGTCTCGATCTCCTGACCCCAGACCACGACGCCGATATAACGCCGCGTCACCACCGGAAGCACGCCGAGCAGGTCGAGCGATGCCCCGCCTTCGCTATTGTTGAAGAACACCAGACCGTTGTGATAGAGGCGGCCATTGCCAACCGTCACCACCGCCGGTGCGGTCTGCACCGTGGTGAAGCCGGTGTAGGCCATGTCGGGAATGATGGTATCGACGACGATGTGATCGAAGGACGCGCGCGGGAAGAGGCCGAAATTGTTGAAGTCCTCGACCGTAACCTTCTGCCAGTCTTGGATATTGACCTTGCGTTCCATGTGTTCTGCCTCTCCTAGAGCAAGTTCGGGACTTGCTGATCCACTTTGGTTTCAGTCCAAGCGTGTTCGCGCAGCTCGATCAGCCGCGTCGGGTCGTAAGCCACGCGCACCCGGTCGCGCAGCGCTTGCGACGTGACGACGGCACGGTTGCTGCGGTCGAAGTCCTGCAGCTGCGTTTCGCTGGAAAAATAATTGTCATCGACCGTGAAGGCTTCGTCGGCGAAGAAGCTCCACACCTCGTCCTCGGTGTGCAGATCGATCATCACGTCGGCCGTGTAGGCTGGCCAGCTCACGTAATCGACACCGACAAACGAGATGCCGCCGGTAATGACCCCGGCGATCTCCGGATCGTGCAGGAAGATGCGATCCGCCAGCATGCGGGCGGCGTCGTATCCGGCGTCGGCGTAGAACACCACCGGCTGATATTTGCGCGGCACGTTCGGCGGCAGATAGATCGGCGGCTCCGGCTCCGGCACCGGCACAAACTCGTTGCGCGAGTCGGCCCAATCGTTGACGCAGAAAAACGAATTGGCCCAGCCGATGTCGCTGTCGCGCACATAGCGCACGTCTATCGGATCGAGACCGGGCACCACGGTGTCGAGGTGCAGCAAAGACTGTTCGTGGTCATACGATCCATCGACGCGGATCGTCACCAGCTGCGGAACGATGGCCTCGGCGCACACGAAGCGCTCATCGTCGTTGACGAAGTCCTCGGTGGTAAACGCGAGCCCGGCCTGACCGGGGATCGCCACGCGCTCGTAATCCACCGATGTCTTGCCGTCGATGGTCTTGGTGAACGTGTAGATTTGCAGCGGGATGTCTTCCTTGCCCTTCACCCGCAGGTACGCCTTGCGCCCGTGCAGGGCCTCGCCGTCATCGAGGCCGACGTGCCAGCCAGCCCCGCCGTCACCACAGAACAACACATCGACGCCGTCCCAGCCCACGCCCTCGTAGAACGTGATGCGCAGCTCCGGCATCAAGTGAATCCAGAAGTCGTATTCCTCCTTGCTCAGGCCCGGTGATGCAAAGAACGCCTGCGGCGGACGGATCGTCTGCACCACGTCGTAGCCGCCGGTGAAGTCGCGTCCGGCGTAGTGCAGCGCCATCTCGATGCCAGCCTGCGTTCCACGCAGGCTCTTGTATTCGAACTGGCGCTCGGTCCACTCGCGTTGGGTGCTTTCGCTCCAACCGTCTTCCCAGATCAGCACGCCCATCGCGTAGGCAAGATAGGGCAGGTTGTTGTAACTGATGCGGACCGGGTCCCACTGGTCGGAGATGATCTCCGCATAGGTGCCGATCAGCCGCTCGCCATCGACATCCGCCATCGCCTTTTCGAGGCCGGTCGCAGAGCGATACAGCAGCTTCGCCCCCGGCGCGCTGATGATTCCCTCGGTGACGATGTCGCTCATAGAGCGCGCCCAGCCACAAGCACGCTGATGTTGGTCACCTTCACCACCCAGTCGAGCGGGATGAACACGTCCTCGGCTGGCTCGATGATGTCCACGTGATGCACGCCGGACAAAGCACACGCGGCATGGATCGCGGTGTGGCTGTGATCGTGACCGAGCCAGTACTGCTCCGACACCAGCTTCTGCAGGTTCGAAATGATCTTCAGGACGGTCTGATCCGCCAGCGTGCCGGGATAGAGCCAGACCGAAACCTTGTACTCGATCTCCGTCACCTTCGGCGGGTTGACCGAGATCACGTCGGTGAAGCCCTGTCGCGACAACGACTGGATGTAGGCGCGCACCCGCACCAGCTGCTCCTGCGTCGGCTTCGGATCAACGCTGTCGTTCATCAGGCAGGTGATCAGGATGGTCGGATAGTAATCGTGTGTCACCGAGCGGATCGCCGTCACGTCACGCAGCTCCGGCAATGCCGTCAGCGCCCAGTACTCGTAGGCCTCCGCCGTGCCGTGCGGGCTCAGCGTGTTGGGCGAAAGCCAGATGCGCCGCCGATAGCGGTCGTCACTCTCGCCTTCGAGGCGCGGCACACCGCCGGGATAGCGCGACGCGATGGCGTCGAGATCGGTGCCGATGGCGTAGGCCAGCGTGATCGAGCGCGCCGCCTGATTGACGCGGTCCCGCAGCATCAGCTCGAAGTACGCGCAGGCCTCTTGGTTGATCTTGATCGGATCGAACTCAAGCTGCTCCACGTCATACTGCGCCGCCATCGGCGGGTCGTAGCTCGCCCACAGCTGCTTAAACCGCACCATGCGGTCGGCGATGATCTGCTCAACGTCGATCTGCTCCAGCACCACCATCGGCTGCAGGTTGGCGGGCAGCAGGATCGAGATGCGCTCGGTCAACCGGTCGGCAAGCGCCTGTCCACCATTGGCCATTACACCGCCCCTCCCGGCAACACTGTCGGCGTCGTACCGATGCCTTCAGGCGGAGCGCCAGCCACCAGACCGGGCTGCCGCTCCCAGAGATTGTAGCCGCGCGAGACCAGCCCGACCGCGCGCCGCACCTGCGGCTGGTCGTTGCCGAGATGCCCGCGCGGCCGATACACGCCTTCCATCGCCGTGGTCAGATGGCCGGTGCGCAGCTCTTCCGTCGATGTCAGGCTGGTGCCGTCCGCGCGCGTGCCCACGCGCACGCGCTGGATGCGGTAGTTCGGCTCCCACAGATCGATGCCGGTGGCTATCGCCCAGTAGAACCGGGTGATGGTGGTCTCGGTCGCGTTGTTGCCGATCAGGTGCGGAACGAACGAGCCGCACCACCGGCGCAGGACACGCTCGTGATAGCGCGTCGAGAAGATCAACAGCATCGATTGAACGACGTGGTCCCACCCGGTGATCATCTTGCCGGTGTAGCGATCCATGCCGATGCGGACCGGATTGAGTACGACGTTGCCGTACTTCAAGTCCGGCCACATCGCTAATTCTTGGTCGTAGACGTAGGACATGCGTTACGCCGCGCCGGGCGGCGGCGTCGCTGGCTTGGGCTGTGGCTTCTTCGCGGGCTTGTCCTTGCCCTGCGCCTTCTTGGCGTCCTTCGCCCGCTGCTTCATGCGCGCGCTCGCGGGTGTGCCAGCGAACTGCGGTGAGCCGGATTGCATTGCCTTGCTATACTTCGGCACCCGCTTCGGCGTCTCGTAAGGCTCCTCGCTGCGCCCGCGCGTGATCTGCGCCAGCAGCTTCTTGCCAGCGCCGCTCAGCTTCGAGGATGGCCCCGTGCTGAGCAGACCCTGATCAAACCACCACTGCACCTGCATCGGCGTGGCAAGAATGTGCAGCGCGTTGTCGTTGTCCTTGTCTTCGAGGACACGCAGGCCGCCAACCTCGTCACCGGCGCTGACGCCCGGATCGAGGATGTAGTACTTGTTCAGGATCACAGACCTGATGGGGGTTTTAGCCATGCTCGTCTTCTCCTTGTGTTAAGCGTCGTCGTTCGGGATCGGATCGCGCTGGATGATCGGCGGCTTCGACATGATGATCTGACCCTTGGTCGTCACCACCACCCAGTCGGCCTTGGTGCGTAGCTTCGCGCCGTCCTTGTGCGCGGCCACGCGCGAGTCGGTGCCGACGCGATGCGTGATGCCGCCGTCCTTGTTCATGCGTGACTTCAGCTTGGCCTTGGCACCGCCGGAGTGGCCCTTCTTCTGCTGCTGCTGTCCGCCGCCCTGTTGGCCCTGTTGGCCTTCCTGCTTTTTCTCCTCGTCCTGCAGCCACATGTCGTTACCGTCCTTGCTCTGCTTCTGACGGTAGTTCTCAAGCTGATAGGACTCCTCGCCGTCGCTGTTTTCGTTCGCCTGCTCGGGGCGCTGAAAGTTCTTGTTCGGCGCGTACGGCGCTATCGAGCCCATTGCCATATCGCCATTCGGACAGATCAGCTGCAGCGTCTGGCCCTTCTTGTAGAACCGCGCTTCGGTCGCGCCGCCGCGATGGTTCGAGGTGTTGAGCCAAGGCGACAGCACCTCCTTGCCCTTCTTGTCCTTGCCGATCACCATCCGCAGCTTGTCGCCCTTCACCTCATGGACGGTGCCGACCTGAAACGTGTCGGCCATCTGCCGTCGCAGTGCGGAGAGCTGTGCGATTACGCGTTGATAATCTTCGGTCATAGGCCCCTCAATGAAACGCTGACGTTGCGGGCGGATTTATCGAGAAACTTCTGTGCGATCTGGCGCACCGTCATGTCGTCGCTCAGCGGCCTTCGCCTCGCGCGCGCGCGCCGCTCCGAGCTGGTGCCGGTCAGAGTGGTCATGGTGACCGGCAGACGCTTTCCCTTCTGCACGTACGGCATGATGATGCAGCGACAATTCGGATGAACCGGCAGATGCGCCATCGCGGTCTCCACCGGCATCGGTCCCGCCGCTGCCAGCGCTTCGCAGTCCATGCAGACCAGCTCGTCCTGCTTGGACACCACGATCACCAGCGTGCCCGGCCGTCGCTTGCCGAAATCGGTACTCTCGCGACGGCCCTCCAAGCTGGCCGGGTCCTCCAGCACGGCGCGGTCCATCTTGATCTCGTAAGCCAAGTCCCGGCGCGTCGCGCGCTTCACCCGCATCAGCCCACGCACCTGCTCCAGTGAAAGCCCGCTTTCCCTCACCACCTTGAGGGACATCGTCGCGACGACTTGATCACCGATGTCGTTGAGGTCGTTGGCCATGATTGCGGAAGCGGTCTTTTCCACCGCCAGCGTCCGCTTCGCGAATTGAACCAGCTCGCGAACGTCGAGCTTGAACTTGACGAGCGGCTCAGCCATCGGCCTCAACGTCGCCTTCGCTCACCAGCTTGTCCTTCTTGTCCTTGGCCTTGCCGGTCACGACGTTGGTGCTGATGGTCATGCGGTCGATCAGGCCAACGTCGGGCTTCTCTTCCATCTGCATGTCTTGCGCGGAGAACTCGCGCAGGATCGGCGCGTCGCCGCTCGCGTCGGTCAGGTCGTCGCCATAACGCGAAACGATGTTCGGCAAATCGGCCGGGAGCGGCGCTTGGCCGATGGCCTGCAGGCCGATCCTGCGTAGCCCGAGCGTGGCCTGTATCTGCTCCCACGTCGGCGCTGCCTTGCGGGTGGCGATGGCGGCGCAGATTTCTGCAGCGTGATCCATCTCCGCCTCCGGGTGCAGCTTGGCCACTTCGGCGAACTGGTTGATCGGATGATCGACCGGCACCGGGACGCCCGGCGGCAGATCGGACAGCACGTCACAGATGATCGAGAGCTGCCGCGCCGCCCATCGCCGGTCACGGTCGGCCGACGCGCCGCGTTGTCCCGACACGCGCGTGATGGTCAGGATGAAGCCCTTCAGCAGCTCGGCCCAGTCGTTCTGAGGATCGCCGAACAGCGCCGCCAGCGCTTGGTCCTCGATCATGTCCAGCGCGATCTCCATGCCCTCGTCGGTCAACGGGGTCTTGAGCTGCGCCGTTCCGGTCTCGCCTTCCACCTTCGACGCGACGCCGATCTCCAGCACCAGATTGAGTTCACGGCGGATCGCGTACAGGTCGGTGCCGTTGACCTCGGTGCGGTTGTCGGCGTCGGTATAAACAACGATGTACGGCTTGCCTTCCTCGTTCAGCGTCAGCGCCTGCGACAGCGGTGTGTTGTCGCTGTCGAACACCCGATTATCCGCCCACGTCGTGCCACGCAGCGCAGCCACTGCGGTAAGACGCGTCAGCATGCGGATGATGCTCACTCCTCCTCCTCCAGCACGCGCACCATGTGGACATCAGGCCGACCGCCGGGCTCGTCGTGAACGAAAGTAACCTCGTAGGTTTCATCGCGATCCGGAAAGAACACCCGGTCGCCCTTCTTCAGCTTGCACTGGATCACCGGCTCCTCGCGGATCGACAAAGTGGAGTCCACCGTCGCCTGCCGATGCATCATTGAGCCGCCGGTCGCCTCCACAGCGCCCCGCGTCTGATCGTAGATGCCTCGCGTGATGATCGGCGGCCGATCCGGATCGGGCCCTGACTCGCGATAGCCGCCGTTCGCCGTCTTCATCGGCTTGAGAACCACCGGCTCGCCGAACACTGCATCGACATGCAGATCGAGCGGTTTTAGATCGTTGCTGACCGTACGGTTAGCCATGTTCGATCACCGCCGTGATGAGGGTCACCTGCTTGCCAACCTCAAGCATATTGTCGTCGAGGCAGATTTCGTAATCGTTGCCATCGTCGATGGTCAGATCAATGCCGACACTCAGGTTGTCGATCACGAGGTTGCCGGAGCCATCGGTGATGGTGCCAACGGTCGAGGTGCCCGCGATGGCCACGAACGTCGATGTCGGCGCGCACAGCTGCAGATCGTCACCGACCAGATAGAACGACGGCTTGGTCAGGAGGAACGTCGCCAGCACATTGCGATCCACGTCGCGCAGCTCGATGGTGCCCGGACCGTTGCCGCCATCGATGGAGTCCAGCACCGCCTTCATGCGCAGGCGTCGGACTGTCATAGAATAATCCATTAGACCACCGCCACGTGTGCGACGTTCCGCCTGCGGAACGCCAAATACATTTGACCGTATGGCGTGGATTCCCAAAACTCGGAAGACGCCGCCGTCGAGCCGCCGCTGGAAGTCTTTGGCTGTTCTGTTCCGACCCGCTCGTAGCTCACCTGCCGGTCGCGAAACCGGACCGACTTGACCCAGATTGTCCCGACCTCGGGATCAACCACGCCGCCGCCGCCTAGGCCGCCTTCGCCGCTGATCTCACCTCCGCTCGCCTGATCGTGCAGCGAGAGGAAGTGAGCAGCGGCGTACATGGCGGCGATCTTGGCATCGGTGAACCACCAGAACGCGGGGTCCACCCAGAGCATGCCAATATCGAGGTAGAGCTGGACTCGCTCGTCGCTCACGCCGGAGAATTCCGGGAAAGCGGCCCGGAATTCCTCGACGGTCGGCGGCAGCGTCGGGTTGATGGTCGTCGTGGTGACGTGCATGGGCTTACCGCTTGTGCGGGGTTCGCTTGTCGTCGTCGTCGTCGTCCTTCTTGCCGTATGCCTTCTGCTTCTCCTGCCGCTCCTTCTCGGTCTGCGGCGTCACCTGCATTTGCGGTGGCACCGTGCCCGGAACAGGAACTGGCGGCTCGGTGGACTGCGCGGGCATCTCCTCGCCTTCCTCCTTCTTGTCCTTCTTCGCCTTCACGCCGCCGTGGCTGCCGGAAAGCTCGAAGGGCTTGGGGTCGTCCGAGTTCTCCAGAGACTGCTGCAGATTTTTGAAATCCGCCTCGGTCATGTTGAACTCCTTCTCCTCGCCCGGATGCACGACGACCTGCCCGCCGTCCTCGGTGAAGAAGCCGCGCGGCTGCCCGCCGGTGTTTTTGACTTTGGCCATATTGGCCCTCCTGTGTTTTGTTGAACGGTTTCAGTCGGTTCAGTTAATTCGCCGGTTCGCGCTATTTACGCGAACTGGTGTTTTCTCAGATTCCGTCGAGATAACGCATCGCGGCGGGCAACCTGATCTCGACGCCGCCGAGCCGGAAGATTCCGGGCACGTCGAACACCAAAGGACCACGCTGCCAGACCGGCAGGAAGCGATGCGGCATCGGAATCCACATCTTCAGCACCTGCGGATCGCGGCGGTAGGCCACCATGCGCGAGATACCGCCGAGCCCTGCGGTCTCCAGTCCGCGCACGCCAGCGAGCGTGATCGGGCGTCCGGTCTGCACCGTCAGCACGTTGTACTGCTTGATCCAGTCGAGCAGCGTCATCGACGAATACTCGATGATGCGTCCGGCCAGACCGACCAGCACCGCTGGCGGCAACAGGATCGTGTCGGCGTAGTACAGCCAGTTGGTGCCGGTCGCGATGCCCATCATGGCGCTATTGATGTCGCGAATGACCTGCTGGTTGGTCTTGCTGGCGAACGTGGTTGCGCCCGCAGCGCCATCCGCCGGTGCCGTTGTCGCGGTGACCAGCGAGCTGTTGATCAGCCCCTGCATTGCCTTCGGCACCGAGCCGCGCAGCGCAAGGTTGTCAACGAACTCCTCGTAGGCCCTGCGGCAGGCTGATGCCTTGTCTGCCGTAAGGTTGAGGCCCGGCGTGTTCATCGCCGACGCCACCTCCTCCAAAGTATAGCGATAGCCGATGGCCGCCATCTCGATGCCGCGCTCGAACTTCTCGCGCGCCAGCTCGGCAATCGGAACGTCGAGAGCCGCGTGGTGAAACCAATCAGCGCGGCCCATCATGTCGGCGCTGAAGTAGGTTATGCTTTTAACCCACTCGTTGCCCGTCGCGGTATCGACCGGCACAAGGTCCGGATACTGCACGTCGGGGTATTGCATTTTGACCACCGTGGATTCGATGGCCGTGGTCTGGTTGACGACAAAGTTGTACGCAGTCTGCTGCGCATCTCTGCCAAACATATGATAATTCATCTTCCGCCTCCTGACGGTTTGATGCTGGTTGAAAGAACGTCGGGATGACGTGCTTAACGCTGGATGCCCAACTGGACGACGTTGAGTTCGTTGGCGGGACGCGAGTACTTCCAGCGCGCGCCGACAACCGGACCGATGCCGCCGGTGTTAGTGAGAACACCGTCAGCCGCACCAAAGTGAACAGGATCGCCCGCCGCCGTGATGACCGTCGCGGTGGCGAAAATTTCGCCCTTGGTCAGCACGCCGATGTTCGAGTACTGCGGATAGACACCGTCGGCCAGCGCCGAGCCGACCGGGTTGACCAGCGTCGGATCGAGAATGCTGATGCCGACAAATCCGACGACAGTGCCGCCAAGCGAGCAATCGATGTCGGCAGCGACCGACTGCGACACCGCACGCGCCGGAGGGATGCCCGCAGCGGTGGCCACCGAACGCGTTACCGCGTTGTAATCCACCATGCGGTTGATCATGCCCGGAAGGCCTTGCCGCATCTGTTCCGGGAAT